CCTTCTTTTGCCATTTTAAGTTGATTCATTAAGTCTATTATTATATCCATTCACTTCTCCTTTAGTGCTTGTTAACTTTTTCGCAATTCTTCATCTGCTTTTTTCTTCCAATCCTCGCCATGTTTTTCATATAGGCACAGCATCCAATATATCACTGCCGCTTGTTCTTCTTCAGCATGAGGTTTGATATGGTGTCCAAGCTCATTAAGCCGATGCGCTATAGGGCTGCACACAAAACAAGGTCGTCCTAATATCCATTCAACTTCTTTATCAAATTCTATCATCTATTTCTCCTTTAGTGCTTGTCGCATATTTGTCTCTACCCATTTTTTGGCTTCGTCAAGATTTGTCATACAACCCGTTATCGGCCCTGCACACAATGTTAAAAGATAATCATTTTCCTTCCTCAACTGCTCAATCTCTTTAATAAAATCTTTACCTTGGATTCGCAACCCTTCATTACATGTTTCCAACCGCTCAATCTCCTGCCTTGCTTCAAACAAAGGATGTTCAGGACACTGTTCAATATGTTCTTTCAATACATCCGCCATCGATGCAGGAACTTCAGTTTCAGCTCCATACCGGTGCCCGCAATAAACACAATTGACATACATCCCCGCTTGTAAATCATTAACCCAACTATTCAGCCGCTCTATTTCTTCCACCCTGACATATTTTTCATTCCCTAAATTCTCTGTTTTTAATATTTCATCTAATGACCATATTCTCATCTCACTCCCCCTTCAATGCTTGTTGCATTTCTTTTATCAATCGTTCTCGTTCGTACCCTGATGTTCTATACCCCCGAATACGTTCATTACTGTCACAGATATTATCTATTAACCATTCCTTTTCTCTTTTCAACCGCACGTTGACTTTATTCTTTTTTGTTTCTATTTCTGCAATATTTCGTGTTAATGTATGTATAAGCTGGTGTATATGTGTAAGCTGTTCTTTAATTTTCATATCACTTCCCCTTGTCAATTCCCATATACATATATCCATTTCTTCATTCCCTCTTCAATGCCTGTTCCTGCTCATAAGCAGACTTCTGCTCATAAATAGACTTCCAATATGATTCTTCTGTATGACCCACACTCCATAAAAATATAGGCCATACAATATAAGTAATTACTTCTTTTATCTTTTCTATAATAGTTCCCTTCCCCATTTCACTTCACCTTTAGTTCTTGTTTTGCTATTTGTTGCATTCTATCTATGCAGTCGTTTAATTCTGGAACTTCACTATTCTCATAAGTATCATCTGCTTCCTTATCGATTTCATCCAACGCCTTTCTCAATTGTTCTATTTTTTCAGCGCACAATCCTAACGATTTAACTGTTTTAATATTCACTTCCATCAACCGCTTTATTTCAGCATGATCCCGGTCTGCTTCCAGTATTGCTATTTCTACTTTGTTATTTATTACACCTTTCAACTGCTTGATTTCTTCGCCTTTTCGTTTTACCTCTTCTTCCAATATTCGATTATCTGTGTATGCTAAATCAGTAAATCCGTACATTGCTCCTATATCATCTTTCCCATCGGATCTTCCATCTCGCTCACCCTCCTTTAATACTTGTAAACGTTTTTGAATATCGTTAGCTAATAATGAGTTATGCTCCCTAACGGCTTCAGCAAAAGCAATAGCCCCAAACCGACAAGCATTAAGATACCTTCCACCATCAATCCTTAGAACGATAGCTTCAAAGTTAGGATCAAGAGGTTTTCCACTTGCTTTTTTAATATAATATTTTTGATATAATCCTTTCATCTCATTCCTCCTTTAATGCTTCAATAAAAAACGCTTTCTCCTGTTTTTTTGATTCTTCGACTTGTTCTGGTGTTAGTTGCAACCCCACCTTGTGTATCAAATCCCTACGTTTTCGATTTATCAATTTTGCATTTATTTCTCTATCCTCTTCTGCTTGTGTGCTTTCTTGATTCATTTCTTCTAACTTATTCAGCCTGATTATGTCGATAATATCTTGATTTGGATTCATCTCACTCCCCCTTTAGTGCACCCGCATCTCTCAATTTATCCAACATAACTTTTGAATTATGTTCAGGTGGATACACCATTTCATTTATCATATTGTCGCATCTTAAATAACCTGCCACATAACAATCCCACCAATCCCCAAAATCATCTTCTTGACTAAGATCAATACAATTATCTAATGCATATTCTTTAAATCCTTTCCACATTTGTTTTAATTCTACTATGTCTATCTCATCACTCATCTTCCCCCTCCTCAGTATTTCCTCCAACGTCTCCCAACTAACCCTCTTTCCCATCTACTTCCTTCCTATCTCTTAAGATACCTTTTAAGCTGATCAAAATATGGATATTTTCTTAATACGATGTGTGGGCCGGTAAGAGGCTCTCCTTCAAGAAACAAAATGTTGTAGTCCAGACATTTACTAAGAAGATGATTAACCTCTGATTGAACCTTTAGTTCACTATTATCATTTATGATCTGCTGATGTGCATTTTCCACAATAGTATCTAAATCTTTCATAAACTCATCGCATGGGAGTGGGATACGCATTTGCTCGTCGTAATATACATTTATAGTTCCAAATCTACCGCTATCCATTACCCTAAAAGTAACATCATCAAGGATAACTGATTCGAATTCCAACCCATATCTTGTTACAAGCGCCTTCATTTTCTCTCCCTTAGTGCTTGTTTTTTATTCCTCCCTCAGCTCTTATTATCCAAACAGACACATCAGATACTCGTGGTCTCCAATATTTACAAATAGGAGTGTTACCAATTACTAACCATTCTTTTCCAGTTACACTGCATGCATACCAATCATCAGGAATTAGTTTCGCTTTAACACAGTTAGCACATTCTATTGTAATAGAGATCTTATTCATCACTTACTCTTCCATTAAACTTTCCTTCTCTAAATACCTTAGATGCCATCTTCGCCAGTATCGTTTCCAAAATCCTTTTATACGCTCTTGATCAAAACGACAATCCCCGTTATAATCATAAAGAATACCCTTACGTCTCTTATACTTCCTCTTTCTATTTAATCCCATTCACTTAATCCCTCGTATACATAAAAGACAAAAACTCAAAAATGATTCAAAAATTGGCATGGAAAGGATTCGAACCTATGGCCTCTCGCTTATCGAGCGGTTGCTCTACCAGCTGAGCTACCGTACCATTCAGCGGGAGAAGGATTCGAACCCTCGTGACCGGCTCCAAAAACCAGCGTCCTACCACTGAACGATCCCGCTACGCATTCTTTACTTCTTTTCTTTTTTTCCTCTGCTGTTCAAGCGATCGCCTAGGCGCATAAGTCCTGCACCTACTTTCTTCAGAATCCAGCAGATAAACTTCGTCAGAACCGCGTCAAGCTTCGCAAGAAATTTCTTCAGCAATTTCTTTCCTTCCTTCTTCTTGAATCTACGGCATCCCTTGACAGGTAAATACGTATGGGACTTCTTCTGCAGATTGCTGACTGCTATCAAAATCTTACACTTTTCTCTAACACACTTCTTACACAACATTCTCTTACCCTCCTCCTATAATAATTTTATTCACTCTTGAATAAATATAGCTTTAAAAAACTTCTTATCATCTTTACAACTGCCTTCAACTAAGTCTACGACAAGATGAAGGCTCCGACCTGTTATGGTTCCGAGAAAAACTTCCGTTTGATTCTTATCTATCAGCTCTAGGACGTTATCATCCCACAATTGAGTTTCATCCGGGATCTCACTAATTCCTCCATATTTCCATTTACCTCTTGCATTGAATAAATCCCATGCAATTTTCATTTTATTCTCCTCTTATAATAATCTTACTTGCTTTAAAAGAGCTAATTCCTTCATCGGAATCCTTACTCTGTTAAACCTCATTACACCTTCTTTCATCTCTGTCATCTCCATATATATACCCACGGCTTTTTGGATCGGCGACAACGAGTACTCTTTCTTCCCCTTCTTTAAAGGATGTTCTTTTATCGGTTTCCATTTTTTCATAAGTTCCTCTCATAAAAAAATTAAACTGAGACTTTGATTAACATAAGACAGATGGCAACTACCCATACAAAAACCCAGCATCCTATAAAATACCAATCTTTTTTGCAACATCTTGGAAACATTTTATTCCTCCTCTATTAAAGATTTTATTATCTTTGCGTTCAAAGCGTTTTGCATTATCCTTTTAAATTCACCGTCGGCATACCCTTCTCCATCTCTTCTCTAAACAATATCTTCTTTTTATCTCCAAACTTCTTTTTCAATCTGTTATACAAAGCTGAGTCACCTAATACCAAAACTTCTTCTATAAATAAAGGATTAACTTTCCCAGGCATTATTTCATAATCCTTTAATATATTCCAAATGAATTCCTTATCCGAATCCGCACTATTTATCTCATCTACCAATTTCTTCATCTTGTCTTTTGGTAGATCTCCTGGTTGGGGAGGATTTTCTTTCAATGACTCTATCATCGCTTTCTTATTTATAAAGACTTTCAAAGATACAGGACTCTTAGGATCTGCGTACGTTACAGAACGTTCTGGCTCATTCTGAAGATAAACGTTCTCACCAAACTTTCCAGAAGGCTTCAATCCACTTTCAAGTATCTTCTCAACTGACTCACCTGAGGTCCCATGATAAGCATAAAACTTTTCTTCTTTCCAAGGAAAAGATTTCACCCTTTTACTTCTCTGCTCTTTTTCTTCATCTGGTTTCCCTGAACGCTTACGTTTCATCGTTTCAGATATCTTCCGTTTAGTCTCAGCGGACATCGGCATTCCCTTCTCCAACGCCTCTTCCTTTTCCAATCCATTTAATATTGCCATGAACCCTGTATCATCCATTTGTTCTATCGCTCGAGGATTCCCAAGGATTTCTGTTTCTCTTTTCTTCGTACTCAATATATCTTCACGACCTATATCAAACGGACTGTCAGATACCAATAAATACGTCGTAACATCCTTATCTTGACCTCGTCTGTAAACTCTCTTGTTCCTTTGATCAAAACTTGCATAAGTCTGTGGGACGTCCAGATGGAAGGTTACCGTTCCACCATACTGAAGATTATGTCCATTCTCCAATGACTTCGTTCCAATCAAAAACCTCATCTTATCTCCTGGATCATTGAACTTTTTCTTAGTCTCCTCAACTTGAGCCTTCGAGGTATTACCATGTATTAATTCGGCACTCCCAGCACCATACTTTTTGTTCAGCACCGACTGCATAGTCTTCATTGATTCGATGCGAGTGACGTGTATGACGGCTTTCTCTCTAGAGTGGACATTGTCCATCTTGTCTACTATGAAATTTATCTTACCATTAGCATCGCTATCCATTCTATGTATTATGTCATAGTTTCTTGAATCCCTTCTTCCTGCACTTCCCATTCTCTTTCTTTCTTGTAGTTTCTCTGTCGCATATACTCTCTCCGACTCTTTATACGCTTTCCTTTGCTCTGGGGTCATTTTCACTCTGACTTCATTTATCTCATTCTTTATGTCCATCGCATTCTTCTGATTATATACCCACGGTGCTATTTCCTTCCGAAACGCTTCATTCGCAGATTGAGCAAATGCTGTCGTCCCTTGATTCAACCCTTTGAATCTCTCATCAAAGTCTTTTATGCTACCCAACGTATGATCTGGGTCAATAAAGTTTATCTTCTTGTATAATTCTTTCTTGCTGTTCTTGATGTTCGTCCCAGACATGCCAATCTTCAATGGTATGTCACTAAGACCCATCATTCCCCGATATCTCTGTGAGTCTGCTTTCGTCTTTGTCTCTGGATTCGTCATCTCATGAATTTCATCTATTACTATCATATCAAAAGCAGCCATATCCAAAAGATTTGCATCCGCTCTAAGCTGATCATGTCCTATTATGTTTATTCCTTCCTTTAAGTAATTGTCGTGTCTCTTCATCGGACTTACGCCTTCTCCATTCAACATCACCTTTTTCTGCTCCTCTGGTGCAAGGAACTTTTTTCTGTCTTGATAGAACTGATTCCTCAACTTTGCAGGAGTTATTATCAATACCTTCTTTGCACCTTTGTTATGAATTGCCTCCATTGCCGCCGCATATCCTATCGCAGTCTTTCCTATCCCTGCTTCAAAGTCTAACAATACTTTACTCTTCTCAGCGAAGAATCTCAATCCTGCTTCTTGTGAAGGAAACAATTTTATTCCCTTATTCATACCTGGTGGGATGTAACCAGTATTTGCTTCATGCATCTTTATTTTATCTACGAAGTCTTCTGATTTCCTCCCTTCTTCATTCTTCTTGAAAAACTTCTCCAACGTACTCTTCGGGACCTCCATTATCAGTCTTCCTTCAGATGAACGCATCGAATACTCACCTCTCAGTAGACTCATCTTCTTAGCTTTCTTCCTAGCTCGCGCTAAATCTGTTCCCATATCGACTAAGACCGAATCAGCAGGAGGTTCCTCTAGAGCGTTTATCAAATGAGCTGTAGCACGTAAACTTCCAACAGCAGAACCTAAAACTTGTTGCCCTCTCACTAACTGTCTTAATGCATACCCATTAGCACTAGCCATACTCAAAATCGCTTCTTCGTCATCTGAATCTCTTGCCATGCTTCTTATTCCATCTGCGTTACTAAAGCGTGTCTTACTTTCCTTCAATGCCTCCTGTACTATTTTTATATTATTCTTCTGCGCATACTTCATTAGAGCATCTTTTACTATATCCGCTCTTCCCTCTGAGTGAGCTTTAATAGCAATCATTCTTACGACAGCTTCCAAGCCCATACCTTCTATGGTACTAGCTCCAAATACAGCACCAGTATCATACAAATCGCCCATTATCCCATTCAAAGAGTCCAAACTGCCTTGGTCAATATATTTCTGAATGGATAATGATTGCTGATTCAATTTTTCGTACAGTTCTACATTCTTCCTCGTCTCAAGGTGACTACGTACCTCTTCCAATACTTCATCCTTAATACTATATGAATTTGCAGCAAATGTATCTCCTATCCTTAATTTCTTAGGAGGCTTTTCCTTTCCTATATTTATTTCCTTAATTTGTTTCTTAAAACCCCTTCTTGCTTCTAAAATCCTGTTCGCAGTCTCCAAGTCCAAAGAAGATATTATTGCTTCACGTTCATTCGGATCTAGCTCATCGCCCATATAATCCGACGCAATTGCATTTACTGCTTGAATTTCTAAATCTTTTACTTTTTCCTCTTCTTTTGCCTTTATTTCCTTATCCAGTTGTTCCTTTACATGCTCATCCAATTCGCCTTCAGCCATCTCTTTCAAAGATTTCCTCTTATCCTTCTCAACTTTCCTTCTAGCCAACTTTTCTAACTCGTCCATCTCATCCATTGTTATCATAGAATGTATATCCTTACCGGCAGCGCCTACGATATCTTTTATCTTTGATTCATATTCTGCTCTAGCACCTCTTTTCTTTTCTATTTCCGCTTTACGCTTTGCTGCTTGTTCTTTTATTTGTTCCGGCGTTAACTCTTTCAACTCCCTCTCTTTCATTTCTTTTGTGCGCTTAGCATATTCTTCTTTACTCAAAAGTTCGTCTAGCCGAAAGTGATTCAGCTTACCACCTGCACCTCCAACAACTACCCAACCTCCGTCTTGTAATCCTTGAACTAGAACGTGATTGCCACGTACTGTAACCCATCTGAGATTCAATGCTTTCACATCTTCTTTGGAGTAATGCCGTTTAATAGAAATTGCTTTTACTAAGATATCTCCGCCTGTTATCTTCCCTTTCTTCCTTTTTACCTTATCTTGAAAAATTTCTATAGAAAACTTTTCCATACTTCCAAAGAAGCCAGGACGATCATATTGAGAGAGATAAGCTTTCTTTGCACTTGATGCTGTAACAAATCCTAACATGACTTTATCTTCATCATATTTCTTGGTAACCGGATCATTCTGATGAACCACATATACAGTCTTAGAATCTTTATCAGGACCTATGTAACAATCAACGTGGTCGCCATCTGTACCTTCTGTCAACCGTATATAGCCATACGGATAGTTCATCTTTATCCGCCATTCGTTTCCGTCATCATCCGTTCCTTTCCTGACACTCCCTTTCTTGTTCTCTATCGAGATGTCTAAATCTTGAAACTTCATTCTCCCTTGCAGTTTATACGCTGCCTTCTGCAATTCTCCGACATGGTTGACCAAGAGCTCATAAGTATATTTTATGAATTCTCTTGACGGACCACCTTCGGAGGCAGGAAATTCATAAGAGATCATTACTGCCTTATGCATGAAAACAGGAAGCATCTCTCGCTCTACCCACATTACTCTATTCATTTTTACTCCCCCCAACTTACTTTGCCTTTAACGTCCTTTAAAGCCATGAATGTACCTTTAGCCTTAGCACCAGACTGCTTCTTTCTCTCGCTTACCTTAATTGATGGATCATAAGATTTTACTTCAAACCCTCCAGCTGGAGTTCCTTCTAAAACATAACCTTTTTCTTCAAGAGCTCTTTTTATCTTCTGTCCACCTTGTTCAGTTATTCCATTTAAACGAATCTGTACGTCGGTATCGGTAGTCACTACATTATATCCTCTAGTACGATGGGCGTATCCTCGTATTGCTGAGGCACTCGACTTAGATGCAGTAAAGCCTAACTCGCTGAGGATAGAAGGAATCTTTCCAGGATTCTTTAGCTCTTTTTGTCTTTCTTTCTGGACTCGGTCAACTTGCTTCTGAGCCATTTTTACTCCATAATCATTCCGCGCTGCCATTCCTTTCTGCGTTCTAGAATACTTCTTTTTTGCTTGTTTATCACGAAATGCATTAACTGCATCTTCTCTACTTTTTATAGCGCTTTTCAATTTCTTGTCATACTTCGCGTTTACTTCTTTCTCTCTTGATTTAGCGGGAGCAGCTTTCTTTTTCATTTGTCCAGCTTGTTCTTCCCTACCTCGCGGTGGCAATTTCTTTTTCTTCTCTGCTTCCTTTTCTACTTTCTGCTTTAACTGAACTGTATGCTTTACTTTTCCTTCAGGCTTCGCTGTTATCGTTTTCGTCTTACCAGCTTTAAGATCTTTCTGCCGTTGTACCCATCCCCTTACTTCCTTCAGGACTTCATCTAAAGCTGGTTTATCTTTTTCCTTTATCGCACGTTTGATTGAATCAATATATACTTTCTTACCCAGTTCATTCATTACAGTAAGCTTCTTAATCACATTAACATACTTCTGCGTTACTTCTGATACGCTCTTCTTTGGTTTCTCGGCTTCCTTTTTCTTTGTCATGCCCATACGCTTCTGCTTCATCGTCTCGGAAATCTTTCGCTTGGTTTCCGCTGACATCGGCTTACCTTTCTCAAACACCAAAGACTTCTTCATTTTCTTCTTACTGTCTAAGCCTGATTCACTATACGCAATAGCCAACGCTTGCTTCTGATCTTTAACGATCTCCCCACTACCAGAATGCAAAGTCCCAGCTGCGTATTCTGCCATAACTGTTTTGAACTTATCTTTTGGATTCAACTTTTTTCTCTTCTTAGAGCCTTCTCCAACTTCTGGTGAATGCTTCATTGCTAATCTAACTTCGCTTTTTCCCATATCTATCTCCTCACTAACAGACTTCTTCCCTCCCTTCAGTTTTCTACAGAATCCTAGAATCCATTTTCCTTCTTATTCTGCTGCTTCTGCCTCATAAAAAAAGATTCTCAAATAGGCCTGTTCATTACCTACCCCATCATTCGTCAATGAAACGAGATAAACCGTACTAGGCTTCAATATCCACTCCCAATCGCTTATAACAAGAATGCCTGGGTGTTGATTAGTTCCCTTAAATGACATTTTATCAAGGGATACGCCGCTTGATATGCCAGTAGGATTACTTTTGAGTATCATTGAGGAAATCCTTGTTGACGATCTTTTCTTGTTGAAAGCGGTAAGTGCCGCAGCGCCAGTTGTCAGCGTAGGGGCTTCTAGCAACTCAATCGTCCCATTATCCCCATTATAAAACGTATACGCTTTAAGGTGCATTTCAATACTTGCCGGAATGTTGATTTCTATAAACAAAGACGCGGATGCACCAAGGGCTGCGTTCGAGACTCCAGCTGTAAAAAGCTCTCCGCCATGTGCACGGTTATGTTCATTTGATATCGTCGGGAGTGCGTTTTTCCCGAATATACTTATTTTTCCAATAATCATCGTGTTCCTCCTATAAATTTTTCTTTATCTATTTATTTTCTCTCACGATACGTACTTCTCTAACTCAAGATACCATCTACTCCAACTACATCTACAATATGGATGAATCGTTATCCCTGCCCAATAATTCTTTGCACTTCTCCCGACATTACTTTTACCAGGCCATATTGCTGTATAAGTCTTTCCATCTACTGTAGCTTTGTCTCCCTCATCCGGAGGGTCCGACACTAAGACGACTACCTTACCATCCACCAATCTCCCACAAGCAGGGCAACGATCTGGTGCACTTATTCCTTTCATAAATATATCTTCTTCTTCTGGAGTACTTCGTAATTCAGAAATTAGTAACCCATTATTAGCAGCCATTGCAGTCTCAGTCACTACTACGCGGTCCCAGTCTCTGTTTAGGTCAACCTCACTATCCCAGAGGTCCTGATATATTTCTCCTTTTGACCTATGTGCTTTCGCTCCTTCTACTATTATACTCTGAATCTTTCCCCTTGCTCTATCGCTTACATTCTGTATATATATTCCGGTTCCTTCCTTATAAGCCTCCATCAAATCCATATCATAATCAGTATAATTAAATTCAGTAAAATCTGGCTCTGTCAAATCGAATTTATTAAGCGGATAGTTTATCTTTTTCTGCTCATCGTCTAGTCGCTGTATCAGTGAACCCAAGAAAAACGAATCCTCTACCATCTTCTTCTGCAGGTAATCCCTTTCGACATGCAAATACTTGATGATCGCCTCCTCAAGCCTTTTCCACTCTTTTACTTTAATAGGCTGTCCACTCTTGGGATTGTACATAATTTTTCCTTTGAAGATTAACGGAGCATCCTCGTGTGCTTTACTCATCCTCAATCCTAAAAGTCTAGATATCTCTGACAACACTATTCTCGTTATCTCATGCGTGTATTTTTCATATTTTTTACCCAACTGATTTACTGCTTTCCAAGGGGATAATTCAATTTTATGCAATTTTATTTTCATAATTTTTTTGTAAAGAGCTTCCCGTTTTCAGGGAAGCTCTAGGATCTAGAATCTTGTATCTTACTTAAACTGTTCTTTAGCCTCTTCGATGATTTTTTTGATGAGATCTATTGCCTCATCTACTGTAAGCTTTTTGTCTGCGAGTGCTAAAATAGCGCCATCAATGCCGACTTTGACTACCGCCGCGAATTTATCCAGCTTCTCTTCCTTCCCACTGTCCTTAAAAACTCTTAGCACGATAACTCCCGCCAAAGCTGCTGAAACAATTGCTAAAATCACTAATGTTAATACCATTTTACTTCCCCCTATTAAATTAAATTTCTATTTCTAACTCGTATCCTGCCTTTTGCAACGCTTCTACATGTTTTTTGAGTTCTCCTCCTTTTTCAACTTTGCCGCCCTCTTCAAATTCGCCTTCTTCAGACTCTTCTCCTTCGAAGGTTTCTCTACCCTCTCCTTCCTCTCCCTCTTCCTCAAATGCTTCCCCTTCATCATATTCTTCTCCTTCAGCTTCGCTTTGCTGCTGAGATAATAGCTGCCTTATCTGCACTAAGTTAGAATTTAATACAGTATCATATTCTTCACCGTCCTTAGCGTCTAAGCCATCTTCCTCTCGCATTTCATTAATTGTTCTATCAGATTCAATCGCTGCTTTCACTACCTTATACTTTCTCTCCTCATCTTCTTTGTCTATTCCGACAAACACAAATTCATAATCTTCATCAATCTTCTTCATTATCTTCATCATAATAGATTGCATGAAAGTCAAAAGAGATTCCAATCCCCGCGCTTTAGAATACTTTATCCTACCTTCAAGATTCTCTCCTACAAAGGTCTGATGGGTATCCGTTTTGATACCCATTTCAGCTAAGTCCATACCAAAGACTGAAGCGAAAAGGCTTAAGAAAAATAGCATCATTTTGTAGTACTCTATATCTTTATTAGAAGGATTCAAAGTTTTGAAGTCCAGCGATACTCCTTCCTTTCCAGAAGGAATAATAGGGATAGTAAAACGAGCACCTACTCCTGTCATAGCAGCTTGCCAATATCTTTCAACTGCCTCCATAGCCTCTGCATCTGCTTCTCCTTGCAAAGCGATAAATCCCTTAGGAACCTTATCCTTTACAAATTGATCTCTATTGTATGTTATCCCAAAGATTAGGGTAGTGATTAAATCAACTGCCTGCTCTAATAAAGAATATCCGAAGCCTCTATGATGCAAGTCAGCTCTCTTAAACATATAATCAAAAATCATCTCTTCTTTTGTATAAGAAGCCTCTACCTTTCCGTCTAGTATCTGGACAAAGGCTAACTTTTTATTTTGCTCATAACCTTTCTCAGTACACCGGAAAATTGTCGCTCCATCGACTAACCAAAAAGCAGAAACTTCTCCCCTCCTGTTCCTTTGCAATTCTATCGCTACCTGATCTATCACAAGCGCTTCCCTAACTACCATGAGCCCGAAATCAATAAAGTCATCTTCCCTAAACGGGTCATAAATAAATCCCGTTTGCTCTATCATCGCTTGAATCTCTTCTGCTCTCTTGTCCTTCTTCTTATACCGCTTGTCAAACTCACCCTTCTTATGTATACAAAACCCAGGCTGTCCAGTTTCACTTGCTGGTTTTAGAAAAGGCATTATCTGCTGCTGTCGAGTATTAATTATCGCGCTCACCATAGAAAGCCGCTCTGCCATACGACGAAGTACTGGATAGTTAATAGTAAAAAATCTCTCACGCACCTCTGCATGGATACTTGTACGCGTTAAGTACATTAGGGAATCTTCCCAATGGGTCTTAAGCTTCCTTAACGTAGAATCATAAGTATATAACTGGTTACCTTCTTTTCTTGCCTTTATTATTTCACTCATTTATTTTTTCTCCTCTTTATTAGAAATCCCACCTGCTTTTCCTTTACCGTAATCCATATAAGAAACATACCCTACGATTTCAGGGACTATTCTAATCCAATCACCGTCGAACTTAAGCCCCCGATCATCTACATACACGTATGCAATCGGTTTATGTTCTGAAATCTCATCTACAACTATATCATGCTTTTTCAACCATTCTTCAATTGTCTTTCTTCCTTTCTCTGTTTTACATCTGGTCGAATGGATCGCCACTCTATGACTTTCTCTTAATCTATTAATAGCCCACCTAGCATTCTGAACCGGAGGATCTGGTAGATAAAACTCATCCTTCTGCCAGCCCGATTCATAACTATAGACGACTCCATCAAAGTCTAAGCAAACGGTTTTCTTATAAGTCTCTAAGTCATTTCCCATATCAAAACTCCTATTCTTTTTTCTTCCTCTGGCCTAAGATCTGCTCAGTATGATCATATAGCTTAGCTAAAAAACCTTCTGCAGACATTACGGCTAACTCTTTAGGGTCCTTAGAAATTAATGGCCTTAACTTCTTTGCTTCAGCTTCAATCTCTTCCTTGGTCTGCCCGTCAAACTCTTTAACTTTACTAATATAATAACTAAAAATATTCGGATCAATCAATTCTCCAAACTTACAATATGCTTCCGCGTGCAAATAATGATCTGGAGAAGACTCTCTCCATTCAAATCGTCCTTTTTCTTCTACATAAATTCTTGTTGATGACATCAAGTGCTGATAATACTCCCCATACTCTTCTTGATTCTCATTACCAATCTCTCGTGCTTCAACAGGAAGAAGAGAAAGGTTCCTGACGAAATCTTCCTTCACACAATCCAGTATGAATGTTCTATCTATTGATACTCTCCTCTCTTTCCTATAGTCTCCACCCGACCGTTTTAAATCTAAGATAGTTTTTCCTCTTTTATATTTACAAGAATACATTCGCTTCAAAACTTTCTTTAATCTCTCTACTTCTCGAGTCTCAGGGTCTTCATCTATTACTATATACTTAGCTTTCCATCTTTCAAGTCTACTTACTAATTCTTTCGTCGATGAACATTTTCCAGCAACTAATAGCCGTCTAAAACCATTTGGCAATAAATCTCTGATCACATAATAATAATACGCTCCTACGTCTATTCCAATGTATACTTTGTTACACTGCTCTGGTCTCATCTTCTTTAAACTATATGGAGCCTTTCTAGCCGCTCTATCTAGCATTTCTAATGTTAACTTACTGCCTTCAGCTGAATAAGGAAGACCTAACTTAGAGTTGTAGAAAACTTGGAGCTTATAGGGATTCGCAACAGCCTTCTTATATGTATTAATCAATTTAGTAATAGTAGTATTAGCTGAAAAAAGCTGATTAACCCTACGACCCGTTTTCTCAACATTTTGAAGTTTATCTACCCATTCACCTTCTTTCATTCTATCTATTATAGCACCGCACTTTCGGCACACACAATGGGGGTTCTCTGGTTTACTTAAAATATCGAAAGTTATAATATCCGTACGCCTTACTACATTCTCGAAAAAATCTAGAGCTTGATACTCATTACACTTATCACATTTTATTATCCATTCTCCTTGAGAGGATTCTTGATAAGCAGCATCGATCCCCCAATTTTCTATACTAGGGTTTCCTATCTGCCTGTCGTATTTATAATCAGAAGCGTCTAATCGGTCAGGAGCAAGTTCTAAGTTCTTTACATCACATTGATCTACTTCATCAATGTATAGAGAATCGGCCGGATAACTAATGAACTCCCCTGGGGTATTACTTCCCACAAAATTCAAGAGACCCTTACCAAAGTGCTTCATCCCCGTACTCATCGTCGTCCCTCCCAGAGCATGAGTTAACAAATAATAATAATAGGGGACGGACCTCAATAATCTATCTAGCCTATCTTTTACGAACTTGTTTCTCAGATCGAAATTGGGTTGGACATATAGTATTCTCAAACCTCGAGCAGCTTCTTCCAGAGCAGAAACGACAAACAGCTCAGTGGCCCCACACTGGACAGCCTTTTCCATTGCAAGGTTAGTGGGGAGATTTTTATAGAGGGGTAGAAGGAATCGATATCTATCGTCGAATCGCATAGGCTTATTATGTACATTAACGTGGTGATATAACGCAAACCACAGCTTAGAATAATCAATTGATATTCTCCTTTTGACTACATCATACATTTCTCTTTCATTCTTTATCATACCCGCACTCCACAGGTCATGTTAATCTTTTTCTCCTTCTTCCTTATATATATCTATTGCCTCTTGAAATATGCGCTCTTCTCCCTCAGTTAGCTTTCCTGTATTCACTTGAGTAGCCATACCTTGAGATTGCTTTACCTCTATCCCTTTTACATTTATATTCTTCATACCAAAATAACCTAATAGATCATTGCACGCTCTTCTCCTTTCGCTTATATCTGCGTTTGATCTGGCTATCCTAGCTAACCCATCAATGGCACTCATTACAGATTGATTAAGCTTCGCTTGTACTTGCTCTGTAAAACTTATCCGATACTTATCTATCCTTTCTCTTATATCCTTTCTTTGCAGCCAAGTAGTAATTGTCTCTGGTTTTACCTTGTATTTCTTACCCCACTTAACATTCGATTTTCTCTCTCCTCCTATTGCATATTCTAAACAAAACTGATCTTGAATTACTATGATCTCGTGCAGTCCTTCCTTTAAATCCGTTCTTGTCTTAAATACGTCAAAATGCTTAGGCGCTTTTCCTTTTTGTACTAACAGTATATTCTCTATCATCTTCTCGCATGCTATTCTACATGCTAAATTATGTTTCTTACAAAAAGCCTTTAACTTCTTAGCCGGTGCTTTTTCTAAAGAAGGTTTACCATACCTCTTGTCCCACCTTATAACTTTTTTTCTTGTTTCTTTAGGCACTTAAAACCCCATAGATTTGTATGTCTTGGTAACAAAGATTGCCCAACCACTCACAATCTCATTACTTATATGAACGACATAGATATAATCATCATGAATAAACTT